AGGTTGTTTCAACCGGCTCAAACTTCAGGAACCGGAACAATGCCGTCGCGTCGTGCGCATTCTTGCTGCCGACAAACCAGAGCTTCACGCCGCGGCGCTTAAGTTCTTTCTCGACGAACTTAAACAAGCGGACGCCCGCCATGCCGGTTCGCTTGTCTGCACGGACGAAGAAAATATCCGGCGAGCAAGTAAGGCACGATTGGTAGTGCAGGCCAGTCGCAATGAAGCACACGAAGTAGGCGACGATCTCGCCCGCCTCGCGACCGATTACCATCATCAGCGAGCCGTCTGCCTCGCGCGCGCGGTATACATCTACTTTCGGATCGAGCAGGAAGCCGCGCTCCTTGTGCAGCGAGATTTCGCCGTAGTGCTCTTGCAGAAGCGGCAGCAGTTCGCCGTATACGTCCGAGAACTTCTCGACTGCGTATGTGATCATTAGAATCTCAGGTCGACGACAAGATGAATGCGATCCTCTGCCGAGTTGTTGATAACCTCGTGCTCGACCGCGTTTTGGAACCACCAGACTTCGCCGGGACGCATCCATACTTGCTCGTCACCGCAGCGGAACACGTTGCCGGGTTCCGACTGGATGACAATGTGATAGCGATCCCAGTACTGCGCGTGCCAAGGCGAATCAGCGTGCGGGAAAATCCGGCCGCCAGGTACGATGCGATTCAACATGCAGCGCCCGAGCCGCGTCGCGCCCATCGACGACATAAGCGCCATGATGTGTGCGCGCGCTTCAGGCAGTTCGTTGATCTCGTCGCGCCACGGACATTCGTGCAGGTCGTGGCCGGCGAGCTTGTTCTGCTTGTAGAGATCAAGTTGCTCGTCGTTCTCGACGTTCACCTTGTCCTGAAAGCGCAGATAGATCGTGTCGGTTTCGCCGAAGGGGCCTTGCGGAAACTTGCGCAAGAAGTCGTCGGCCTTCCACAGATCCGGCTTTCGATAGACAGCGTTCAACAGGGGTTGGACGTTCAGCCCTTCAGCGATCTTCAGGAAGTTTCTCAAGCGCTATCCTTCACGTATTCAATGCCGCTGACGCTGATCGAGCAGCCGTTACCATCCGCGTAAATCTGCGTGCCGGGCTCGAGCTTGTGATTGACCAACTCTGGAAACTGCGCGGTCGCGCCGGCCGCAACGTTCTTCGATGCGATCTTGGTCGTGCCGTCAGCCGATCGGCTTGTCGGCACCTTATAGACGTTCAGAGTCACGACGCCGCCAGTCGGGTTGTTCGCGCTTGCAGCTTGGATCGATGCCGATGTGGCAGTCGGAGCCGTGTACAGGCTAGACGCGGCGCCGGTCAGTGTCGCGCCCTTCACCATTTCTTTATATGTCGTTGTCATGCCTTACCCTCGTGCATAGACTGTCTGCGTACCTACAGGGATCGCAGATGTGAACGTGATCGTGGTTCCGGCGATCGTGTATTGATCGCTGCCTTGGAATACGCCGTCGAAATGCACCGTGACGGCCGCGGCGCTCGCGTATGCCTTCGAGAGCGTGAGCGATGTAGTAGTGCCGGCCGTGAATCCTGTACCGGACACGAACTTGTCCTCAACCGTCGCCGTCATGCCATCGAGCTTTGCCTTATCCGTGCTAGACATGAAGCCGCTAGCCGTGCTCGTTACAAGCGCGTGAAGATCGGGTGCATCCTGAATGCCGTGCGTGGGCACGAACGAGTCAGGCTCAGGATCACGCAGCGCCAACGTCAGAGCTGATAGCGCCGCCTCAACGTCGGCAATCCGGCGCGCAAGTTCCGGCGCGCAGTTCGGCGCAACCAACGATTGAAGCTGCTGGAATAGCTCGTCAAGCGCTGCGGCGAGGTCGCCCGACGAATCACCTGATGTTCCGCCCGTTCTATTGAATAGAGCTAGCAAGAGCTGAAACCAGACCGTCGAGAGCCGACCAGTCTTGGGGTCGACCATCGGCGCGCCAACGTCTGGGAAATTAGCGGATGGATTCATGTTCTCGCCCGCGATACGTCGACCCATGCGCCATTAAGCGCCGTTCTGACTGGCGCAGACCATGACAGCTCGAACACGCGATCGCGCGCATAGCCGAGCCTTTGCCATTGGATCGAAGTCAGGTATTCGCCCGCCTTCCCGAGTGAGTTAGTGACCGCATTTCCCCACGAGCGCCCGCGATCATCCGACCAACGCAGCCGCACTTCAGGCCCCGCAGAGTCGTCAGGCAAGCCGTTACCGACCTCCATATCCGCAATGAACTGACGGAAAAGAACGCGATTGCCGTCCGCGCCGCTGATGTGCGGGAATCCTCGAACGCAGAGCAGCGGATTGCCGTTGTCGGTATATGCGTTCGGATCGAGCGCGTACACGTTGCCTGTTTCCCAATCGCCAACAAGGTTCTGGCCGCCATTGAACGAATAGCAGTTCGCGCGGTGCCGGCTGAATGTGCCGTCCGCCTCCAGATATCCACGCTCAGCCCATTGTCCCGTTGCCGTGTCGAAACACCACGTCTTGTTGGCGGTCGGGAACGTCAGCACGTAGAACGCGTGGCCGCCTTGCAGGTACGAAAATCCGATCGCGTCGTCTATCCGGCTGTAGGTTAGAAACTCCTGCTCCATCGCGTACGTCGAGATCCGCTCAGCCGCGTAGTTGCGGCCGGCGAAAACAACGCCCTGCCCTTGCAAGTCTTTCCCAACCCAGAACAGCGCAAGATCGATCTTTGCGACCGAGTGTTTCGCCGCGCATCCATGCTCGATATACACGCCAGGCATGCGGCCGAACGTGAAATCAGATGCGCCAGTGTTGTACCAAACTTCGGTTGTCTGCTCGCCAAATAGCCAGATCTCGCGGTGCATGACCGCAAGCGTTACCAGGTTATCCGCATATGTCGATTTGCTGGCGATGTCGAGCGAGTCGAACGTTATATCGTTGAACTTCGAGATATAGAAGTGCTGCGTGTCCGGTTGATTGAACACGAAATAGCCGTCGACGTAATCGACCTTATCGGCGCCGTAGAACGCTGCGTCGCTGCAAACCGCCAGCGTGTCGGTCGCAATCTCGATCGTGAATCCAACTGCGGAGCCGTCAACGATGAATGCATGCGTCCCGTTATCGATAATCGACACTGGACCGCTATCCGTCGAAATGCTGCCGATAGACGTATAAACGTTAGATGCATTGACAGCATATACAGATGAATCCACGACGTCATACCTATGGCCGTTAGACGCGGTGTAGATGGCGCGGCATTCGCCAGCAACAGGCGGCGCCGAAACGAGCGTGAGGCCCGGCGTCGGGTAATATGTGAACTGCGCGGCCGAGTCTTGCGGGTTCTGCTCAGCGTACAAATTGACCGACCGTTGCGCGTTAGCGATGATGCTTTTCGCGGTGTACGCACCGCCAGTCAGAGGAATCCGCATCAGTAATTAGAGCCGCTGTAGATGTTGTAACGCTGCTTCGAGCCGAGGCCACGAGGCATGGTCATGGACGGGATCTGGCTGTTCATCCGCTTGACGACGCGCTTTGCGTTCAGCGCGAGGCCGATCAGCGAACGCTGCGGCTCGATCTGATACGACGGTGCGAGATACAGACCAAGGTTGTAGCGAATCGCCGCCATGTACTCAGGCGGCAGGTTGACGACTTGCGCCGGCGCCGTGAACTGCGGAAGCGCTTCCATCGTGACGATGTGAAGCTGAAACGTGCTATCCGGGATCGGATAAAACGTCAGGTTTCCAAGCGGGAAAGCCGGGTCGTAATAGGCCCACGCAGGGAACGATTGCAGCCCCTTCAACGCCAGGCGCGAATAGTCCTCCATCGACTCGATAATCCGAACCGAATAATCGATCGGCGTCGAGCTCCCCGCATTGAGCCGCGCATATGCTGCGTTGATCTTGATCGGGCGCTGAACATTGAAATCGCCGCCAGTGCCGACCGTGTACGTCTGTTTTCCGGTCGACTGAATCGCCGTGTCGACCAGGTGATAAACCGAGAGGCGTTCGCCCTGCCACTGACCGAGCATCATATTTAGCGTGGCAAGCGCGTCAGCCGTGTCTTCAGCGCTTGCCGCCTGCCCGATACCGAGTGCGCCTATGTCCTTCAGCGCGAGCGTGATGAGGTCAACGGCGGTCGTCATTAAGCAGCCTCTAGTGCGGCCCGAATCTTGTCATCGGACCATCGTTTGTCGATCTTCACGCCCTTCTCTGCCGCGATCTTCAACAGGGCTTCGCGCGTGTCCACGTCGTCAGAGCCGAGCAGCGCAGATTCTTCTTCTGCGTTCTGCACAAGCTGGTCGCCAATCCATTTCGGATATGCGGCGAATTCCGGCTTCTGCTCGCGCGGCACAGGCGGCACGTAGTCAGGCACCGTGTAACCGGGGAGCGCGTCTAACTCGCCCTGGCTGTTGACGATGCGTTGCGCACCATCGGGACCAGTCGCCCATGCGGGGAATTTTTCGTATGCCATCGGCTCGTCAGAATGAAAAACCCCCGCCGAAGCGGGGGCCGATTGCTGAATCAACACGATCAGCGGACGATACGGCAGGCGAGTTCCGGATACACGGCCGCCCAGCCGTACAGCACGTCGATCCGGCAAGGAACCGTATCGGTGCCGATCGCGTACTGACGCGAGATACGCATCGAAATGCCCTTGTGCATGCGACGCGCGCCCCATGCGCCGTACTGCGACACGTCTTCAAGGTCAGCGGTCACGAGCGTGAACGCATCCTTGTGATACGCGAGGTTCGCGCTGTACTGCGTCGACGGTGCCACGTCCCACGTCACGACAGCAGCGTTCGCCGGACCAGCCGAAACCGTCTGGTACTGCTGATTGCTTGCCGCGGTGTTGATCGCCGGGAAGATCGAGAGCGTTGCATTGCCCGAGCCGTCAGCCGTTGCAGCTGCGGTCACGGTGAACTTGCGCAGAACGCCGGTCGACTGGCGGTTTTGCGGGTTCACAGCGTACACGCCAGCGATCGTGAAGGTGTCACCCTTCGCAACGGTTCCTGCGGCGCCGAGGCCGGTAACGGTGAGCGTCGAGCCAGTCTGACCAGCGCCGGAAACGGTGCCGTTCGTGCGCGTTCCGGACGTGAACACGTTGATGTTCTGGTCCATGCCGATATCGAAGCCGAGCGACGAAGCCTGGAAGATGCCGGATTCGTACTGGGCGCCGATCGAGCGCGACGGGTTGAACAGGCCGGATGCAGCCTTGACCATCGATGCGTTCGTTGCCGGATCCCACACGACCGTGCGGCTGCCATCGCGCGGCGTTGCCTCGTTGTCAAGCACGCTGCCAGCGGAAAGCAGCGTTGCGATATCGTTCGGCGTGGTGCCGACCGTGCCGACGTTGTTCGCGACGTTCGCGGCGAGGCCAAGACCGTCGAAATCGATCTTGTTGGCGATGGTCGCCATTGCCGGCTTGATGTAGCGATCGGCGAACTCGTCAACGACGAGAGTCAGTTCTTGCGAGCTGAACGTAAAGTCGACGTGGAACTGAGTCGTCAGGCTGATCGGCAGCGACGATTCGTTCACGTTTTCGATGTTCAGGTTCGGGCCGGTCGTACCGACGAAGCGGTTCGGCTTACGCGCGTTGACGGTCGAACCGATCTTCGCGCCGCTCACGGCGAATTCCTTGCTGTATTCGCGGTTTGCGCGCGACGAGAACGTGAGATTGTTCTCCAAGATCATCAGCGATTCGTCGAGGATCTTGGTCGGAGTAAGAAGCGTATTTGCCATCTAAGTAATCAGCCTTTGTTTCGTTTCTTCCAAGCGATGTATTCCGCGGTCGAGGCGAACTCAGCCGGCTCGACAGGCGCAGACTTCCCGCCGACCGGAGTAATCGGTGCGGGCGCTTTGGAAACAGGTTTCGGGGTAGGTGCGCTCGCGCTGACCTTCGCTTCTAGGCGAGCCAGTTCGAGAGCCATTCGCAACGGGGGAAGGGAAAGCACGCGTTCAGCCGTCTCAGGGTCTTGGCCGAGTGCATGAAGCACCTTGTGACCGTGATCCATCGACGTGACGGCTTGCAGAAAGTCGGGCGATGCGCCGCCGAGCATTTGG